CAATAACGGGTGCTGGAGTAACACCAAACATTCGAACGGGCACTTTGGCTGATGTGTGTGAGAGATTTTTAATCCCACAAGTTCAGAAGTTTGAGGGAGCTTGGGGTGATCACCCTAACGACTCCGGAGGTCCAACAATGCGTGGTGTAATTTCAATTACCTTCCAAGGATACTATAAACAGCTTTTTATCGAGTGGCCGCGGTTGGCTGGCCTAACAGCTACAGCTAATTTAGCTGAACAACTAGCAAAAGACTATCCAGGAGTAGTGGGTGGAGGTGGAAGAAACGAGCACGTTAAGGCTGCTTTATATCACTTCAACTCTAGCCACAAAGTAGCTTCTTTATTTATCTGGGGAGGCTTGTGTAGTCCTTCTTCGGGATATCCTATTGTGGTGATGTCAGCAGATGCATGGCTAGGTTATATTCAGTTTGAAATGTGTTGGGGTGGTGGTCCAGGTTCTGTGTTTGGAGCTGGAAAAGCCTCGTTTGATGGAGTTGCTAGAAGGTTTGGGCGCTCAGGGATGGGAGCTAATGGTTGGGCTAAATGGTGTTGCAATACTCTAGATCCAGCAAAAGCACCAGAATTTGCCGCAGCATGTTTTGCATCTCAGGTTGGCTTTTACGATCGAATTAGTGCATCAGGAAAAAATAATGTATTTAGAAAAGGTTGGTTTAATCGCCTTATCAACTGGCCAACGTCAGACCTAAAAATGGCTATCATTATAAATGAGGTTTTTAATAAAAATGGTTTAAGCATGTTCAAGTTTGATCAACAAGAAATGAACTTCTTAAATGCAAAAGCTAAGATTTATGAATCACTAACTATAAACTACCCAACAGGAGGATAAGATGCCATCAATTACGTATGCCGAGATACTAGAAAGGGTTAAGAAAGAGGGTGGTATTGAAGCTGCACTTAAAGGAGCTTCTGGTGCCGGTAGTGGTTTTGGAGGTGAAGGTCTCTCTGGAGAAGGTGGTGGTTTTGATATACAAAGTCTTGTAGGTAAGACTATTGAGATAGAAGTTCAGCAGCTACCTACGATAGACTTCCCAATGGAAGATTTTCAGTATCAATCGGGTGTCACTTCTAACCTTAGAAAAGATGGTGTAAACCCTCTTTTGAGTATAAAAGATGGTAATGGAAGAAAAGTTAACGACTATAAGAAAGGAAGCGGTCAAGTAATCATCAATAGTAATAGGCTTATAATGAATGCCTCAAACGATTATTTGATGATGCTCGGTAAAGCAGGAGTAGCAATTGCTTCGCCAGGTCCAGTAAACGTTGATTCAGAAAACTCTGTGACTCTTTTTGGAGATAAGGGATTGTTTTTAGGTGTTCCAAACAAAGATCCACTTAACATTCCAAAAGAAAGACCTGCACCTAAATCAAAGGGAGACGCAACAAAGGACTTTCCTTATGAACCTCTTGTGTTGGGTATCAAGTTAGCAAATATATTAGAAGACTTTTTGTTGATAGTAAAAAATGCAAACATCATATCACCAATTGGTCAAGCTTATTTTAGAGAGGATACGCAATTTGAGTTGGCCAGCTTACAAGCTCGCATTCCAGAAATGTTAAGTACCTTTGCTTATGTTGATGGATATAGTCACAATGAACCAGACCCACCACCAAAAGCACCAGAAAAATTAACACCATATCCAACTAAATTGGTAGGTACTATTACAGCCATTGGTGGAACAACAAACACAAACACATCAAACAATCAACCAGCTACTGGTCCGATTACATCACCACTAGCTGAGGTACCAGGATTTTTTGAAAGTTTAGATAACCTATTTACATTCTAATGTTATGGCAGATTTAAAAGGAAAAATTGGACAAATACCAACCGGAGCTGTAGTGTTTTCGGAAGCTTATCCTCTTTGGGTAAGAATGGTAGAAGATTTAAAAAAAGAAAAAGCTCTGGAATTAAAAGCAGTACAAGGCTACTTGTCAAAATTTGACATTGTAGATCAACTACGAAAGATAGCAAAAGATAAGGCACCATCAGCAAAGCCAGAGCTAGCAGCTTTACTTGATCCAAAAGCTAAAATTGAAGATATACTTGGTGTAAAACCAAAAGTATCAGGTTCTGCATCAGGATCTGCAGTAACAGGATCTGCAGTAACAGGATCAATAACCCCTGCCCCTGCCTTTCCATCAGGGTCTTATGAGAAGTTGGAAACTTATATTAAACAACTAACTCCAGCAGACTACGAACCACCGTTAAGTATCAAGCAAAAAAGCCCAACGCAAACCTTCAATGTTACACCATTCCCTGGAAACTTAAATGAAGATCCAAGGCGTACTGGAAAGTTATTTGTAGTAGATCCAGAAACCTTAAAGAATAAAGATTTATTGACCTGGATATATAATAACAGCTTGCTATATGGATTTTTGCCATATGGTTCTCCCGAACCAAAAGCGTTTTATTATGTGGGAAAGGAAAAACTAAAAGAACTTGTAAAAACTGCTAACAATGTTAGCAACATAGTATCGTCGTTTTTACAAGCAACCCTACCAAAAGATATCATAACGATTACGGTTGATAAAGTGCTTACGCATAGTTTGGATCCACCAGGAGGCGTTGAATTTGCGGATCCAGGCAACTTAGATGAAGTTATAGGGACAAATCTGGGAGGACCGGAAATGATACAAAACAACGCAAAGAAACAAATAAAGCTATACTTTATCCCAGGTGATGGTACGCAAACCGTTCGAGCAGACGCAGCGTTTGCTTATGCAGCTATGAAAAAAGCGGCCATGGCCGATGGTGTTAATATACAACTAGGATCAGGATTTCGTCCTGCTTTTGGTGAATTTTCAAAAATTAAAACTAAGTCTGGAAAAGAACTATCAGTAACTTCGCAATATTCTATAAGGAAAAGTCGAGCCCCAAGCAAAGGAGAGTCACATTGGCTTGGAGCACCATCCTCAGCATACAGCCCGCAGGTAGCACCTCCAGGAAAGTCTAATCACGGTAACGGTATTGCGCTAGACTTAAACACAGGAGGATATCCATCATATCCAGGAAATCCATTTAATCAAGGAGGAAAGATAATGCAATGGTTAACTTTTAATGCACATCGATTTGGATTTTTAAGATCAGTATCTTCAGAGGCATGGCACTGGGAGTATTATCCGCCAAATAAACCTTACCCAAGTAAAAATCCCGTGAGTTCAAAAGATGGACCATACGCAATAGTTCCAAAAGGGCACTCAACCTGGGGACCCTACGGAAACGTGGACTGGCAAAAGCAAGGAGGCTTTGCAGGTACAATTCAAGCAGCACCAGCACCAGCTGGCAATGGAGGTACTCAAACACCACCAGTAGTCGTAGACGAAATAGGAGAGTCAGATGGAATAGAAGGAGTGGATATTGGTGCTAATGACGCATCAAATGAACAGCCGGTGCCTTTAAATCAGGTGGGTCTTGGTGAATTTTTCGAAGATACAGAAGAAACAAATACGGAAGAAAATCCATAACCATGCCTTACGATTTTGAAACAATGTTTGTTCAGCCACTATTAGCTGATATTGACGCAGGAGCAGTTACTGGAGCAGAGGATTGGTCTAGGTTGATAGTTGAATATTACTCAAATACAGTAAAAGCAGGACTACCTCAAGGAACACCCCCATCACTACCAGCTCCGGGATTGAACCCAACTGCTCCACCACCATACTCAATCGGCGTTAGTGGGATTTCAAATAATCCAAACGAAACAATGATGAAAGAAATCATCAAAGCTTATTTTTTGGCAAAAGAAATTACAAACGACAAAGCAGCTGTTCGTGGTTTAATTAATACGGTTGAACAGTTGGTTAATAAGGCAAAGGTAAAACGTCAAGAAGTATTAGAATTAATTGAAAAAATTAAGACACTAACCAAAGAGGTTGGTATGTTACCTGAGTACATTAAAGAAGTTATTGCTGCTATTAAGGATGTTATTGAAGAGGATAAAAAAAGAATTAAGGATTTATTAAATTTGGTTGATAATTTGAGAGACGAAATAGCTGAACAGATTGACGTAGAAGATTTTAATAGAATTTTTAAAGAAGAGATTGACTTAATTAACACGCTGCGTGATTTTAAAATTCAAAGCTTTGAAGATCTAAAGTCGACACTTACTCTTATTAATAAGATTAAGCGTAAAATTGAAGTCTTTAAAAAGACTAGTGGTAACGCAGTAGGATCAGCTAATAGAGGTATCTTTTTTGATGAAAATCCAACAAACACAACTTTTGATATAAAAGTGTATCTGTATTCTAGAATAAGCGAGTTTTTAACTTCATTTGAGCAGATTGCAAACATAGCTGTTGATCCAGCACAGTACTTAGCCTACCTTAATAGAGTACGTTCAAAGTCACCAAAATTCAACAGATTGTATAACGCTCTTAGTAAACTAGATGCAGTTGAGCGATACATTAAGCCAGAGCTAAAAAAGCTTGAAATACAAAAAGATGAAAAAATAAAAGAAATCAAGGAGTATATTCAACCAAAGATTGATTTTATTAAAAAAAAGGCAGAGGAAAAAGTAAAAGAGCTTTTTAGTAAGCGCAAGGACGGTTTGAAGAGTAATTTGTATACCAAGACAAAAAAGCGAGTAGATGAGTTTAAGAAAACCCATGCTAAAAAGATTGAAAGAACTCAAAAAGAAATCAAACAAATTGAAAAAGCCCTAAAGCAGCTAAACTTAATTATTGAAAAAGTCAAAACACTAAAAAAGTCTTTAGAGATTGAGTTTGATATTATTAAGAGCGAATTAATTTTGATTCGCGAAAATATAAAAAATGGAACCTATCTAGAAAAGTTTAAAGATGTTAAAGATGATTTAAAAAAAGCACTAGCATCAAAACCAAAAATACCATTTGTACCAACGCTAGAACAATATCAACCTAATTTTAGAGATCCAAACAATCCACCACTACTTACCAACCTACAGATTAAGCAAGATTATTTAAAAGACGTAGAAAGAAAAATTAGTGGACCTGGAGATTTGGAGCAAACTAGAGCGTTAAGAAACAAGTTAAAAACTGACTTATTAGAAGAGCCCACCAGTGCCGATGCCGTATTTGCATATATGGACGATTTAGGATTGGGTGAATATTCACAAATAGTGCAAAATATTGTTGCACAATCTAAAACAACATTTGAGACCTTTAAAATACTATTCGAAAGACGATTAGAAAAATACAAAATATATATTGAACAGATATCATCATTGATAGATGATATTGATAATCTATTTGATATTATACAAGAGATTCGAGAAGGAAGAAAAAAGGCCCAAGAAACAAAAAAACCAGACAGTAAGGAAAAATCAATGGTTCAAAATGCCGGTAAATGGTTAGAAAAGCAGGCAGTTTCCTTAAAGAAACTTTTTATGGACTTAGCAACAGAAGTTAAACCGTTAATTGATAAGGCGCTATCATTTCTAAGAAAACAATACAAAAAAGCAAAAGAATTTATAGAGGAAAAATCTGTAAAGTTTCAAAAAGAAATCGAATGGTATTTATTAAAACTAGTACCGCTAGGAAGTGATAAGAAAGACTTTGAAACAAAACAAATTGAAATTGAAGCTAAAAAGCGAAAGATACAGGATTATAAGAATAAAATAAAGTATTACTCAAAACTTAGTCAAGCAATAGGTAAAGCAGCTCGAGGGGGAGCTGATCTACAAAAAAACATATTTAAAGAAAACCAATATAGTTTAGCAGCAAATGAAACTCATATAAAGAACATTGCAGAGGGTATTTGTGATTATAAAAAGTTAAGAGTAAATAATGACCCAGCAAAGTGTGAAACATTAGAAAAAGAAAAAAAAGAGTTTTTAGCACAAATGGCTGATATCACTGTTATAGAGATGACAGTGTATGGGTTGATTGAGTTTTTTAAAGCTATTACAAACGGTAAGGAATACATAGAAGATTGGAACCGTTTTGTAGCAAGCATAGAAAACACATCCTTATTACCAGCACTCGAATCATTAACAGCAGTTTTTAAAGACCCACCAAAAGATCCTGAACAAATCATCAGCTTGGTGCAAGATACTACGAATGCGTCAAACTTATTTCAGCTCTTAACTAATGTAGAGGTTATAGATGGTTTAATTCAACTAGAAGCAAAGCATCTCGGCCGAGTGCGTGAGCTTTTAAAATCACTAACGAGTACGCGTCTAAAAGAGGCTGTAGAAAATCAAGAACTAAAAGTGTCCACTAAGGGTGCGTTTGAATTCATAGAAGATATGAGCAAAGTGTTAAACGCAAAAAAGTCTTTTGTAAAGTTCCTTTTGGAAAAACTAGAGGTTTATTTTAAAAAGCTCGTTAACTTTATTGCAAAGGAAGTAAATAAAGTAATTGATGATGTTAAGGAGTATGTTAGCAAAAAACTAAAAGAATTAAAAGAGCGTCACGAAGTTGATCTGGAAAAGATTAAAGAAAAAGCTATTAATTTGGATGCAAAAATAATAAGCATCACATTTGGTCTTGCAGCAAGAGCTTTTTGGACTGGAGCAAGATGGGCTGGACCTACCGGAACACAGCATGTGGTTTTTAATATAGGTCAGTTTACTCCAATGAAAGCGTTAACTAAGGATGGTGCCTCTGGCTTTGTAAGAGAGATGGCTAAAGGATTTGAGGCACAACTAAAATTAACACAAGGCCTAGTAATCCCACCACCAAATACCGGAATTGCACCAATTCCGTTTACTGGATACAAATAATTTTCCCCAACTATTTATATTAAAATACACTATGAAAGCATCTGAATTTATTAATTTAATGCGAAAGGTTATACGCGAAGAAGTGCGAACTATTATTAAAGAAGAATTAAAAGATATTAGAAAGCCAGTGATTCGAGAGTCAACAAAGACGCAAACACAACCAGCAGCAATAACACAAGTAAAACAAAAACCACTACAAAAAAGAACCATACCTCCAGTAATGTTTGAGGGACCTCTTGGTGGGTTACTTAACGAAACGTACGAATCTATGATAGCACAACCACACGAAGAGGAGGAATGGCCAGATATGAATGGTGGCCAACTAATGACAAGTCAAATGTTTGCAGGAATGCAAGGGGGAGATGGAATGAGTTTAAATTCGCTAATGAGCGATGACTCTCCATTGCCAGAAATGGGTGGAGGTTATGGTGACCCAACGTCACAATTTATAAAAGACTATTCCGGTGTAATGAAAGCAGCGGATCAACATCAAGGTAAATTATAATGGCATACCAAGTAAAAATACATCCACTTGATTTTGAACCTAATGTTGCAATTGGGATTGGATTGCCTTTGTTTGGATCTGATAATCGATTCAAATTAAACTATCTGACACTCGATCAAGCAATTGCTAATGCCAAAAACTTATTACTCACAAATACTAGAGAACGAGTAATGCAACCTCTTTTTGGTTGTGACATTCGTAAAACTTTATTTGACAACCTCACAGAGGAAACTATAGAAACTTTAGATGATAGAATAAGAGAAGCTTTTGGGTATTGGCTTCCTTACATATTTATAAACGAGCTAATACTAACACCCAATTACGATTATAACAAGTTAGGCATTAAATTATCAATCAGCTTGGATGGCAATAAATTTGATACAAGATCAGTGCAATTAGAAGTAAACTTAGATTAAAATGGCTAACATATCAAAAACAACATCAAAAGATATTAAGTATTTAGGACGGGATTTTGATTCCCTAAAGAAAGGCCTTATTGAATTTACAAAGACCTACTATCCAAATACTTATAGCGATTTCAATGAAGCATCACCTGGTATGATGTTTGTTGAGATGGCGGCATATGTGGGTGATGTGCTAAACTACTATATTGATTCTCAATTCAAAGAATCACTACTATTACACGCTACGGAAAAGCGCAATGTAATGGCTATTGCAGCTGCAATGGGATATAAACCAAAACTAAAAATACCATCGCAAGTCGACATAGACGTATACCAACTAGTACCTGCTTCTGGAAGTTTTGAAGATACTGCTCCAAACCCAGCATACCTATTACGTATTCCATCAGGAATGAGAGTACGAAGTACAACCACCGTTGCAACATACACTGGAACACCACAGCAAGTTGAGTTCTTAATTCAAGAAGATGTCGACTTTTCAGTAAACAACATATACTCTCCAACAGAATATACCGTATATACTATTGACAACAATGGAGCAGCTAATTATTTTTTAGCAAAAAAGACCGTAAAAGCAATATCCGCTACACCAAAAACCGCACAAATAGTAGTTGACGAAGTAAAAAAGTTTTTTAAATTTCAAATACAAGATCCGGATCTAATTGCTATTGAAAGTATTATAGATGCAGATGGTAATGATTGGTATGAGGTACCTTACTTAGCTCAGGACACTATCTTTGAAAAAGTAGAAAACACAGCATTTAATGATCCCGATGCTGCAGTATATAGCGAAGACACTCCTTGTCTTTTGAAGCTTAAAAAGACTCCACGTCGATATATTACAAGAGTAAACGATAATGGTATTGAAGTACAATTTGGATCAGGTATTAGTTCGTCACCAGATGAAGAACTATTAGCAACTCCGGAAAATATTGGCTTAAAGTTGCCAACAGGAAAGGATGATATTGATGGATCTATTGATCCACAATCGCCAATCTTTACTGGCGCTTATGGAATTGCACCATCAAACACAACCCTAAC